TAGTATTACCCGCCACTTCGAAACTGTAACATCGTAACGCGCGCCTATTGGGTCCCCACCTAGGATATACCCCCACTCCGCATACCTATATAAGAGGGGGCACCTGGCAACAGCCAGAGATGGCCTTCAGACGTCGTACGATACGTAGGCGCGCCCCACCACGCCGCCGTGGAATTTTCCGTCGCCGCGTCAGGCGATACAGGCGCGCGCCTGTCCGGCGCCGTTCAAGGACAGATAAATACGTTCTACGCTGCAAATATAGTTACACGCATACAGTCACCGACAAAACCGGACAGAGTGTTCAATTCAAACCGTCCGCTTCAAATTTTGGCGAGTTTAATCAAATATATGGAAACTTTGAAGCATACCGTTTCAAGAGATTAACCGTCACGATACGACCGTTGTTTAATACGTCGTCACCTAGCGACCCAGCACCTACATATGTTGTCGCTCCCTATCACAGTCAAGCTACTGGAGTAAATTATTTGAGCGCTCAGAGTTTGAATAAATCTAAAGTGTATCATGGGTGCAGTACTTCGCACCGTTCTTTTGTGCCTTGCGCTCTTAGTCTTCACCAGTTTCTGCAATCTGGCAATGCAACTAATTGGACCGCTACTGAAGCGCGCTGGTCTCCTCGTATGGAATGCACTGGTCACGCTATTGAAGTTCCTCATTTCACCAATATCGTCTGCTTTGACCGGCCTACTTTACCGAACGCGCAACAAAATTATCAATACGAAATTACACTCAGCGCCGTTTTTATAATGTATACGCAAAAAAATCCAGAAATAAAATAAATGTTTCATTCAAAATGTATTTCTTTATTCAATCTCCTCCTTAAACTACTACAATCATACGCTAAAAATCTATACACCTCCTCTAGAGGTCTTTCGCTTGTGATCCATATATATTTAGATACGAAGTTTTCATATCCTCCTTTGACAGGGACTCTGTAAGGATATCTGTCGCAGATCTTGAGAAGCTCGTCGTATTTGATCCATCCGTAGAAGTCATCGATAACAACGCAGGGTTGTCCGGTGTATCCATCCCACCATTCTCCGCGCGGCTTGTAGTAGGTTTCACCGAGAGCGCGGCTTTCCTCGCGCGCTTTACGGGACTTTCCAGTTCCAGTTGATCCCCAAAAGTAAAAGACTTCCGTTTTAAAGTCTCGTTCTTGATTTCCATGAGCGACTCTAATGTATTGTTCAATTCCTTTGAAATACTTGATGTACGCGACTGGGAACTGAATGGCCAAAGCTTTAATGTCTCTTTCTCCTCCTTCAATGACAGATACAACCTTTTGGAGGTCTGTTCGAGTTCCTTGAGTACTGGGTGATCCGCATTGCCAGACATCGCCACTCTTAGAGCAATATTCCTGATTTTCAATATCACTCCCTTTAGCTCGCTCAATGTGCGCACGGCCTCCAAATATTTGCCGTATGCTGTTGAATCGTTTGGGTCGCTGCAGATTGCTGAAAATAAAATCAATAAGTCGTACACTATGCACGGAGCCCGTCCCGCAGAGGGGTGGACGGGGCCCCGGCGCGGCGTAGCCGCGCCAGGGGGTGGTCCACCCCGGAGCGGGATCGGGCGGCTCTATCCAACTGTGACTTTCCACTTGCACTAGGAGGTTATATAAAAAAAATTACCAAAATCCCTGGAGATGTTTTGTTCCAGTTGTAGGACAAATCTCTCGACCAAATATAGCAAATTTACATAGCTCAGCGAGGTCCTTCTGAAGCACATCGACATCGTCCTCCGTATAATTATTCAGCGTCCAGCAGAATCTACGCACTGTGCTGTTGTTAGCCATAATGATGAGACCGAGCGTTACAGCGCCTATATATAACAACGAAGTGGCGGTA